TATGACTCTAAAAACACATATTACTATAAACTATATTGTTATGGAAATAATAAATTAGATTCAAAAATGGACACACTTAACCTATTTTTTGAAAAATTTTACGGGGGTAGAAGATATGGCAGAACCATTTTATAGAGTGTCAGTAGACAAATTCAAATCACCAAGATCATTTTGTATCCGTATCACAACGGATAACCAGAAACTAGCTATGGATGGATACACCAATTTTCATCAAATGCATTCGGATGTAATTATTCTAGATCTAAAGAACATTTTCGATGGTCCAGATATTCTAGCGTATAAATTACCTGAGCGCTGTTTGATTATGAGTATGGATAAACTTTCATACGATATTAATGATGGTAAATGGACATACAAAATGTATTGCTATGGAACATTCAAACGCATGTCGACAATCAAAATGATTGAACAACACTATCACGATTTATACGCAGGAGTAAAAAATGACTAGACCAATTGTTAAGACATCTGCAGAATTCAAACAAACGGTCATTGACATGGTGAAAGCCATGCCGTTAGATGATTTTCTGTTGATGCCACAGAAAGAAATTGATAAGTATATTGCTGCGTGGACAGATCCGGATCCAGATACGGGCATTAGTCCTGCACAAGTAGATTACAAACAATATTTTCATTTCATTATGACGCTCCCAGAAGAGATGCATATTTTGGACATGGATTTATATTACTTTAGAATCGCTCGTAAGATTGTAAACAACATTCTATTATCGATGTTGGAAACATCTTATTACAAAACTGTATTTGGTAATCATGACGTGGATCATGAGAACTACAAATTGTTATACGAATTGATTAGCGAGACCGCAGATCGTATCGAGACTAATCCAGATAATAAGAGAGCATATATGAGTGCTAAAGAATTGAAGGATGAGTTTGGAGCATATTACGACAAAGTCGTAGAAGAATATAATGAGCATGGAGGCTGAACCGATGAACTCTACAGGACAATATACCCTCATATTGTCTAAAGGTGATTTCTATGATACGGTGGTAGCTAACGTCAAAAACCTACCGTTACAAGAGATGTTTTTCATAGACGATTGGTATATTGAGCGTTTGATACGTAATTGGAGTCATAGAAGATTAGACAAAGAGTATAGACGGTATATTTTTGGGTTACTAATGGTACCTGACGAGACTATCAAGATTGATTCACGACTCTGTTTGTGGAATATCACAAGAGAAATCGTGGACGAGTTAGTCAGTTGCCTTGCTGAAGGCTTTTATTATGACGATCAACTCAGTGTCATAGGCGAAAACCTGTGGTTCGAACCTTTTGATCATCACGAAGATGATAAGGTTGCCCCTGAAAAGATCAGATATTTCTTAGATATTTTGGATACAATCTACGACCGAGTAGATGCAAACGGGTGGGATACTCTTACCTGGCTTAGAAAAACTATAGGAGAAGATTATTTAACATGAAACACCATATTCACTTGAGACTGTCGGATGATGAAATGAATGAGTTAGCAAATGCTTTTCATTCTTGTGATAAAGAAGTAGAAATAACTATTCCGAATACACATTATGTCATTCATGTAGAAAGGGAAGATAATGACTAACGTATTATATAGCGATAGGGCGTATGTGGATGCTCTATATGATAGTATGGAACGAGTATATTTTAATGATATTCAATACCCGGCACCAAACCCAGTCCATTATTCATTCACAGTCAGAGCGGATGGATTAAGTTTACATAAATGGCTGAAGTATCGAATTAGTGAGGGTTATCGCGAAATCAATAAGATACGAGAAAAACGAGGATTACTACTAGTAAAACCATTTGCTAGTAGAGAAGCATGTTTAAGGTACCTGTAATTCGCAGAAATTGCATGGCCTATAATGAAACGATAAAAGAAAAAGGAGGACAATATTATGTCAATGGAAAACGTTTCAAACCAAATCGAGGAAGTTGTTGAACAAGGACAACAGGCTGTAGAAGAACTAGCAACGGAAGCACAAGAAAGTGTAGACAATGCTGTTACTGTGAAGAACGATAAAGGATTTTTAGATAAATGCGCAGAAGCTGCTGCTATCTGGAGACCAGTCGTCAAACAGGTTGGTAAAGTCGCATTAATCGCGACCGGAGGAGTTCTAGTCTATAAAGCTGTTGATTCTTATATTCAAAAGAATCGTAAAGAGGTTGAAGGCGAAGTGATTGACGGAGAGTTCGAAATTAACGAATAACCGTTTCACCAGAATACTGAGAATTACTCTCGGTATTCTTTTTTGCAATTAGAAAGGAGAAGCTAGTGAAAACGTTAATTGGCTTTGTGTTGATGTTATTATCAGGAGGACTAATCTATGCTATGTGCTATACAGCCATGGTATTTTTCTTTGGATTAGATGTGAGAGTGTCAGGATTTTTGACAGGAGGTATCGTAGGGATCGCACATTATGTGTGGGGTTATACAACAGGCGAAAACAAAAAGACTAGCGACGAATAATTATGGCAGTAATGCTTGAAGATTATGGAGCTGTCCGCGTTATGAATAATAAAATGGGGTCATACACATTTATTATTCCTTTGGATGGAGCACGAGATGTGACTCTAGCGGACTTAGCAACTGAATTAAATGTATATCGAGATTTGATGATATATCGAGGCGAGAAATACTACGCCTTAACAGGAGTAAGTAAGAGAATGGATCCAGTGGATGCAAGCTGGTCCGCAACGATAGAAAGTAGGAAAATATGACAAAGACAGACTACAATAAAGTAGTACAACAGAAACGAGTGGATTTAGATGATGCTGGAGAAGCTCTAGAGAAACATATTCAGCCAGTAGCCAAAGGTAAGGTTCGAAAACCTGGCGTTGGTAAATGGATGAGTAATGTATTTTTCGGTGAAGAAGGGTTTCGTGGTATGGCTACTCATATGTTTACGGAGGTTATTGTGCCTAGTATTCAGAATACTGTGGCTGACGTAACGATATCTGCAGTACAGCGTGCCATCTTTGGGAATGATTATATTCATCGACGGAATCCTGGGAACTACTGGGGACGCACACCAAACAATGTCACTCGTATAGACTCATGGAGAGGCGGAGGACAAAAAGATTATACACAATCCTATGCAAAGCGTAGCCGTTCGGCATCAAATTTCGTAGAAGAAATTGTATTCGAGACGCGACAAGACGCACAAGAAGTGTTCAATATTCTCTTGGCAAATTTGGAATCATATGGTGTGGTGACTGTTGGGGATTTCTATGAACTCTCAGATCAACCATCTAAATTTACAGACCAAGCTTATGGCTGGACCATTGCAAATGGTGGTCAAGGATTAGCAGGCGCACGCATTGTGGCGGCTCGTGGCGGAGGATTTAAAATCCAATTCCCTATGCCGGTGGAGGTGTGATATGAATTATGATTGCGAGGGGATTATATGGATGTGCGGTCTCACATTCGTATTTTCTCTGTTTAGTGCTGGCTTGTATTATGTTATTTTTTACAACCTTTATGATTATTTTGTAATTCAAATTCTATTTGGAATAATGTGGGTTACTGTGTTAATACCATACATTATCAATATGGTATTCTATTTTAAAGTTTTTATTGGTAAAGAAAAATAAAAGGAGAAACTGAAATGAGTAACGTAGTGGTAGAGATTAGAAACCAATTTACTGGTAAGTTAATGAAGAAAGAGCATTTTGATGTAAATCTAGACGGAGATATTTTGTACATCAAGGATAAAGATGGAAATGAAGTTGATGAGAGCCATTATATGCATGGTATTGTAGAATTTATGAAAGGACAAAACTAAAATGAAAAAAATGATTGGAACACTTGTATTGTTATGCACCCCACCGGTTGGTTGGATTATTTTGGCGATACTATGGGTAGGTAAAAGCAAATGAGATTCATTGTAGGAATAATCATCGGTTTATGTATACTGTTGGTTAATTTCTCGTTGCTCACCTTTTCAGCGTTTCTATGGGCAATCTTGAACCTACAAATACAAGCCGTATGGGCGTTTATATTTATTTGTGCCATTGATGTATTTATTGGTCTATCATGGTGGGAAGGACAATCTAAATGAAAACAAAAGAAATTAAATTAGGTTGTATTATTGTCAAGAATGGAATCTATATCGATACCTGGCATGATATCGAAAGTTTAGACGAGTTCCAGGAAGGCTATATTATTGTACATAACAAAAAGATATTCCTATTCCGTAGAGATGAGGGATATCGTGTGAATGAGTTCTGGGATACACCAGACTTATTTATTCGTCATCAGCAACAACAGCACGTTATTGATTCCTTAATCGATAAAACGTATGAAGAAATTACAAAGGAGCTAAAGAAATTAGATGAAAATTAGACTATATCCAAAAACACAAGTTAAAAGTAAAGAAAACCGTCCAATGTTATTTTCAGATTTGAAAAACGTTGTGTATACTAAGGGAATTGATCACGGTTGGACGATCGCGTTTGACCATGTTGATCATATTCATAAGACAGAAGAGATTCGTGGACATTCTGTATTCACATCCGAACACTATGCAGCATTCACATTATTGTGTGAAAATTATGTCGACGAAAAATGGGCTAAAGATATTCTTGGAGGAAAGTAAAATGAAATTACCAAACATGAACACAATCAAAGTAGCAGCTAAAACAACATATACTACATCTAAAATCTTGACGAAGAAGTATGCTCCGTTTATTTTACTTGGTGTCGGTCTTGCAGGATACGGATATTCTGTGTATGAAGGAATCAAATCTGGTAAGAAATTGGAAAAGACCAAAGCGAAGTACGAAGAACTTGATCAAGCAAACATCCCATATTCTAAGAAAGAAGTGGTAATGGATATTGCGAAAGACGTGGCTGTGCCTGTAGCGGTTGCAACAGCATCTACTGCGGCGATTGTATTAGGTTTTGCTATTCAAACAAATCGTCTGAAGGCTGTATCTGCTGCACTTGCGATGGCTACAGAAGAACATGCTCGTTATCGTTTACGTGCGAAGACTGTACTGGATGAAGAAACATTCAAGAAAATTGACGCGCCTTTGGAAACAAAATCGGTTGAAGTAGATGGTAAAGAAATTGAAGTGGAATCAATCGTACCTAATGAAGGCGATTTCTATGGACGCTGGTTTAAATATTCTTCAAACTATGCTTCGGATGACCCAGAATACAATGAAGCTTGGGTACGTGAAGTAGACGATCTAATGACCGCTCGTATTTCCAAAGTAGGTATGATCACATTTGCAGAAGTATTGGATGCGCTTGGATTTGAAGTACCGAAAGCGGCTCTACCATTTGGATGGACTGATGGCGATGGATTCTTCTTGGAATGGGATACACATGAAGTATGGAACGATGATAAGCAAGAATATGAAGCACAACTATACGTTCGCTGGAAGACACCACGTAACCTATATGCTACAACTAATTTCAAAGACCTTATGCCCAAGAAGACTAGAAAGGAATTAAACTAATGAAAGCTCCTATCAAAGTTATTTTAACATTGGTAGGTGTGACGGGCGCTGGATACGGCGCCTATCGCATTTACAAATGGTGGAAGGAAGAAGATCAGCTAGAAGCTGAAGGATTATCTTATGAGGAACTAGTGGCTGCTGCCGAAGCTAAAAAAGTGGAGGAGAAACTAGAAGCAAATAAAGCGCGTGAAGAAGAATTCGACAAAGCGAAGCGTGAGATTGATGGACTACCAGACGATGGAATGGACTGGTATAAAACTCCGGAAGGAGATATTCAACGTGAGTTGACACCATATGAGAAGAAATTTGGGGTTGACTATAACCCTCTTAAAGAAGAGTTAATTGAAGAGCATGATATGGACGGAAACGTTCATGAGTATATTCGTAAGTTTAAAGAAGGGACAAAGCTCTTAAACCACCGTGATGACAAACGCACTGTGAATGATATTATAGAGCAAACAAGGGAAATGACAGCACAAATTAAAGCTTTGAAAGTGAATGATATGGAGCACGACAAACGTATTTATGACGACAACACACAAGAGTCGTACGATTACTACCGTGCATTGGTAATGGATAGAGCAGGAATTGAGAACGAAGAACTACGCGATAACTTGGCAGTCTTATTCTCATGGGAATACATCCCAACGAAAGAGAATATTGGAGATAATAACCTACGTGATGATATTATTCGTGACCGCACCGAATACTTCAAATTTGGAACGGTTTATTCGGACTGGGCTTCTATTGGCGAAGCGATTATTTACTATGCGACACGTCTTCAATTCGCTACGAACATTGGAACTGTCGAGCAGTATGCTGATTGGATTCTAGATACTATGGGTCTGGATCTAAAATCTGATTTGGATCCGGTTATTCATGACACCATTATTTCATTCTTTGAACATCATCGTCAAGGCAAAGCGAATGCGGATGGTACTTATGGACTATTCCATATTCCGGAGAACGAATACAATGAGTCTAACACACTATGGCACGAGCATAACCACGCAGTCAGTCTAATTGTGGACGACAAAATGCCGCTCGTATTTGGGATTGAAGGAGATAAGTAATGCTTAAACGTATCAAGAGATGGACAACTAGAGCAAAGTGTGCTATAGCGTTATTTCTATTGCGTAACATGGCAATGGATACAAGCTTAGAAGGTAAATTAGAAGAGTATATTGAGAAAAGACAGTTGTTATTATCTAGCTGGACTCGAGAATTGGATCCAGAGGATAATGAAACTCGTTGGTACAAACTAGCAACCTATTTGGATTCCTCATTTGACATGGAGCAAGTATATCATGAGAGTGATCGATGGAGTGTCATCCATTATTTGATGGAGAAAGATGCCTTATTTGAGTTTCCACTCTATGGATTCTCATTTGTATTCAATCGATCAGGACGTATTCGTCATAAAGGTAGCATTGATGCGGGCAGTCCGTTCTTTATCGTGAAGGATGCTGCCTTTGGCGCTCCTTATATTTGTATCATTGACAAAGATGTAGCTGTCAGAGATTTCTTCTTGGATCGATTATTTGTATTGTTATCTAAAGGAGAGATTGAGAAGGTTATTCAAGTCATTAACATGCATTGTGAGATCCATCATATGTATTTATTCAATCCTGATTTGAAGATTTGGTCATTTGGAATGCAGGAATTTATCCATAATATTCCGAATGATGGATTATATATTAGTGACAAAGTGTTTTGGAGGGATTCAGATGATTGAAAACATCATGGCATTTTTTGAAAAGCATGACCGAGTAGATATTCATAAAGAGGAAAGTAAAATTCTCTATAATGCATTTCGAAAGTCTTATCATTACAAACCAATCCTAGAAAACCAATCCCGAAATTTCCTCGGGGGAGGTTTTTTAACCGGATTTCGGTATGGGCCTAACGTAAGTATCTATATCCCTGAACCGTATGATTTGCTTGAGGGAACTGAGGGATATCTACATCCGTATATTATTCTATCGGAAAGACCGATGGATCTTCGGGTATTGGTATTTCCATCAACGGATATGTTACTCAGGGTTATATCCGAACTATGTAATACTGGATTGAAGTATGATGAGTATATGGCAGACGCTCTTGTGAAATACCAATTCAAGATGATTCGGTTGAAACTGGAATCTGGACGGGTGTATATTTCGAGAGATCTACCGGAGTTCATGCTATCCGCAGAGTCTATGATAGCAAAAGTCTTATTTGATGGTGCTGAGAAAAACTATTCTAGAAGTGTTCATTATATTCATAGTAATCAAGACATTATTTTGGCTGACCGATATGGAGTTGGTCTAAGAGGAAACCGTTCGAACTTTGGCAAATCAAAGATCGTTCAAGAAAATGAAGAGAAACTTTTAAAAGAAGTAGAGAAGAATTTAGAAAGCAGGAAAGAAAATGAGTAAAGAGCAATTGTATAGTGTATATGTTCAATTTAAAGCAGGTGAAGAAGCAGTAGCTATGGGTGATGACAGCACAACTAAGGTCGAGGTTATTGGCGATGCATTAGTCATTGAACGATATTGTCAACATGGCAAAGGAAAGATTATCTATAATATGGATACTGTTAAGTCATGTAGCGTGGTACCATTATCTGATGAAGACAATAAAAAGATGTGGGAAGAACTTGAAAGAGAGGAAGCCTAATGAGCGTTAATGTAAACAACCAAAAATATTCAATCACACGTGTGCCTATCATCAAAGCAAACCACTTTGCAAAGCAAGCAAAACAGCTGAGAGAGATGGGAATTGATGTCACAAAAGAGGACCAATTAGCTATGTGGTTGGATTCTATGCTGAATATTCTCCGTGGTGGAGGGATTATTACGGTAGCAGACTTGCGGAAGGCTGCTGGCTTATCGATTCGTCCCGAGGACTATTTCTTCGGATGGAACAATGTGGCGATGACGTCATTACAAATCAAAGATGCGATGATCCAATTTCCACTCATTTATTTACACCGTGTGTTCACACAATCTGCTGAACAATTTGATTTCTATAATCTATCTGCGTGGAACACTCGCGAGAATAAAGAAGGAGGACGTCCGGATGCTCATAGAGCATATCTAAATGAGTTTGTGGAAACATGCTACGAATTGGGATTGATTGCGCGATATTACGCAGATGATATTTTGAACTAGGAGTTAACTATGGGTAAGTATGTTGTGAGTGCCGACGAGTATAATTATATTCATAAAGTTATATTGTTAAGTAATGAATTTTATGATGACTTGATCCATATTCGTCATGCAGAGGTAAATAAAGAAGATTTTTACAACCTAGCGGGACATTTAGTTGTATACTCGGAACTTCATGGCATTAGTCATGAAGGATTGTGTAATGTACTTAAGGATATTAAGGGCATTCAATATGAAGATGTTATTAATGTTCTGCTAGAAATATTAAGCGAAAGTCAATTTGTAAAACAGCTATAGGAGAGACTGATGGAACAAAGTAGAGAGAAACTCAAAGTTATCGATATTGAGTTTAAAAGAAACAATACTAACAAGCAAATACTATTTTTCGACGTAATTGAACACAAATTCGAAGACCAGTTTCTGGTTATTAAACATTATAAAGAGTATGCTGATAAAACGGTGAGAGGTCTACAGACGTATATTCCAAAAGAAAACATTGTTCAATTCGTAGTGTATGAAGAAAAGGCAGATTACGAAAAGTATCTTGACGATTTGATGGGTGTTAATAAGATTCCTAAGAGCGCATCGAAAGATATTATAGACTGCCATATTGTATGGTATAATAAGGGAAGTGGAGGAATCTCCGACCGGATTATTCGATATGTTGAAAGCGTATCTTTCGAGAAACGCGTCGATGGTTATGTAGTCATCAACTATAAAGAAAAACCAGATGACAAAGACTTAAAGTTATTCAGAGTCCCTAATAAAGATGTGATTCAATTAACTAGATTAGTAAATGGCGAACAGGAGGGTAGCTGGTATGAGCAAGAAAGATAATGGCGTTCTATATGTTAAGTACAAAGACGATAAAGAGGCTAAAAACGGGAGAGGTATTGCAGTTCATCTTTATCTAGATGTTAAACACTATGGTTTCCTAGCTGAAGGAATCAATCTACTAAAAATTGAGTTAGAAGATGACAACCGAGAGGCGGTTTATATTCCACTATCAAACGTTGCATTAATCGAATATTTTGAATCTATGGATAAGTATCATAAAGCATATCCTCCTGGAACTGGATGCGGTTATTAGAAAATGACTAGAAATATAAATGAACCTATTGATGAATATATTAAATATATCAAAGAAAATGCTAAACGCGTTAATGAATTTGTAAGAAAACTAACCGGAGGTAAGAAAAATGGCTAAATTAAACCCAACAACAATGAAAACACAATACGATGGACAGTATGATACGTTCTGTCGTAAAAATCACGACTATGGCAACTCATTTGAGGAGTCATTGGACCAATTCGGAATCATTGCTAGTTTGGTCCGTATGCAAGACAAAATGCTCCGCTTACAATCCCTCACGGACGACTCCAAAACGCAGCAGGTGGGCTCTGAGAGCCTCCTAGACACCCTTGAGGACCTATCTAACTATGCTGCGATGACTGCGTGCTGGTTGAAGGGTGTACAGGCGGAAGATGATGTGGTAAACAAAAGCTTCCATGCCGTGAAGGATTTGATTGAAACATGTGACGATTCTGATGTAAAATATAATGAATTATATCACAAACGTATGATTAACTCATTATATGGAGCGCACATATTCAGAACTCCAGGTGAAAATTGGAAAACGATTCAATGCGATAATGGATTTAAACCTTTAGGGGCTGAAATAGAAACTGAGTTGCCTGAGGAGACTATTGGTATGTATATTGATAGAATGCTAAGTGAGCTATATTCTCGAATTGATGTATGGGGATATAATGACCAGGAGAAATATCATGAGTTTGTGAATTTTGCGGAAACTACTGTCAAAGAAATTATCAAGAACAATGTGCCAATATCAGAACTTCAGAAACATATTGATGTGTTTCCTAACTTCTCACAAGCTTATAAGAATTCATTGAAATCTCAATGTATGAAAGAATACAATAAGGTTGAACAGGTACACCCTAACGAAGAAGCAGATCGTTTAAAAAAGTTTATTGAAGAGGTTACCGATGATATTATTAGTGTCGTATTGATAAAACAACGTGATGAAAAAATGTTGGTACCCGCGGATCTTGATGATGACACTTCACGTATTATAAAATGTATTACTGACAATGAATTTGATCCTAATTATGTCGTTTCTTATATGGAAGCCTTAATGGGCAATGCTGGTATCCCACCATATTTGCGTGAATGGATTCGTGGAATTATCTTACGCGGGGTATATTATCGTAACAAAGGTCGTAGTATGACCAAAGCAAAAGATAAAGCTCGTGGAGTGGTAATGAAAGGTTCGCGCGGTAATAGTAATGTTATCGTGATGGCTTCACGTGGTTCTGGGAAAGGTCTTATGAAAACTAAGTCACTGCTGGAAGAATTGGGTGTGCCAAAAGAAGATATTAAAGAGATCTTCGAGGGATTGGAGGATGACGATGAGTAAATCTATTGTTATTGTGACCTGTCGATCTACTTTACAAGAAATCACTTACTATGATATCAAAGACATTGAGATTATATATGGTGAAGTGCATGCAGAGGAGTTCATCGTAACAGAACAAAGCGGTGTGCGACATCATTATCCAGCTCCAGAATATTTATACGAGTTGTACAAGCAAATCGATGAAAAACTAAATACTAAAATTCGAATTCCAGACGAAAAATCATCAATGTTTAGGAATTATAATCCAAAATTTGACTTAAGTAAGGGTGATGTATATGAGCAATGATGGATATACTGGAGAAATCAGACTAGGATCTACATCTCGTAAACAATACGATAAGAATGGAAATCCTATTCATTACGTTGAGACGGGTACCTGGAATGAAATCTGCGAACAATTAAAAATCTCAAAAGAAACTACGGAAAAACTATTAAAAGGAGAAAACAAATGACAATTAATACAGAAACTGCTATTGCATGGATGAGTGCTCGTAAAGGGCAAGTAAGCTACAGTATGGAATACCGTGACGGTGAAGATAGCTACGACTGTTCATCTTCTATTTATTACGCTCTACGTTCTGGCGGAGCTTCATCTGCTGGTTGGGCAGTCAATACCGAATACGAACACCAGTGGTTGATGGATAATGGATATACATTGATTGCTGAGAACACGCCTTGGGATGCTCAACGTGGGGATATCTTCATCTGGGGACGTCGCGGATATTCTAGTGGTGCTGGTGGACATACCGGTATCTTTATTGATGAGAACAATATCATCCACTGTAACTACCGCTTTGATGGAATCACTGTGAATGATCACGATGATATTTGGATGTATGCCGGTCGTCCATATTTCTACGTATACCGTTTGACCAATCCAGATGCTGTCGCAGAAGAAGTAAAGACGGGATGGAACAGTGACTCTAAAGGATATTGGTTCGTCTATGCGAATGGAAGTTATCCTACAAGCAAATTCGAATACATTGAAGAAAACAAATCTTGGTTCTACTTCGATGTAAATGGATATATGGTAGCTAATGACTGGGTCAAACACACTGATGATAAGTGGTATTGGTTTGACAAAGATGGATATATGGCCACTAGCTGGAAGAAAATTGATGGTAAATGGTACTACTTTGACCGTAGTGGAGCAATGGTTACTGGTTGGGTTAAATACTATGACAACTGGTATTACTTGGAAGCTACGAATGGCGATATGAAATCAGATGCATTTATTCGTTACAACGATGGTTGGTATTTGCTGCTTCCTGATGGACGTCTTGAAGAGAAACCTGCATTTACTGTTGAACCAGATGGTAAGATTACAACGACTGTAGGTAAGGACGCGAAAGAGAAGGTTATCAATGAGTAATACTGAGGTAGAATTCAAAGTATTGGTACCTGTCTACTCGAAAGAATATCAAGAACAGAAACGATTTACGATTGGTGAATTTCCTGAAGTATTTCGACATGTTCGAAGAGTTACTATGACTGACAATTATGTAACCATTGTGTATGGTCGTACAACACAAACATTAGAGAAAGCAGTTATTCGAAAAGAACATATTCTCTCGTACCATTATTACTTGAATGATAAGGAATTTGAAGCTGCATTGAAAGGAAAAGAGGAAAACTAATGAGTAAAAAGCCTATAGTATTGGACCATCATGATGCGGTATATCTGAAGAATTCGGACGATACAATCCGTGGATGGCATATAGATTTGGACCGAAATCCGGTTCTTATGGGGTTGTTTGGGACTGTTGGACGGGCTGTTATTCAAGGTTTTACCTACCAAATTCGGGTGGCAGAGCACGGATTTAAGGGTAAAAATGGGCATTATTTCGTCGAAATCCTCTGGTTAACCGACAAAAAGTAGGGCCGAATCGGGAGTTTTGTGGGGTGAAATTGGTGGAAAATCCTATGATATTTTAGGAAAACTGCTGGTTTTGCCTCATTTTGCTGCCCGAAAAATCGGCTTCAACACATGAAAATTTTTTGTGCAGCTACTTGGCGTACTATAATATTTGAGGTAAATTGGGTGAAACTGCCCGAAAAAACATGGGGAAAACTTAAAAAACCCGCAAATGCACGGTAAAATCTCACATTTTCTATTGTTATTAGGAATGAGTTAAAAAGTGAACTGTATATAAAGACAATGGGAAATCGAGGGCAAAAACTGTGTGCAGCACAAGGAGGTAGAATTTAGTGGATTTTTTAGATGTGTCTGTGAAAAAGTTCACTTCCAATAATCGTACTGTCGATTATGAGGTTTCTCCTGACTTTATATTTGGCGACGCGAAAGACTTGGTTGTTAAAGGTTCCAAGTTCTACGCATATTGGAATGGAAGTTTCTGGGACACGAAACAGAAGAACCTATTTTATGATATTGACTCTTTGCTTTGGCGTAAGGCAAGAGAATTGGAAGATGGTCGTCCTGGGTTACGAATAGATGTAAAAGAGATTCGTAAAGCATCTGCTGGCAAGTTTCGTTTATTTGCAGATTTCTGTAAAGCATGCGAAGCAAGTGATATTTCTTTCAACCAGAAAGTTTTATTCGCTGACCACAAGATGCAGAGACGAGATTACGCTACAACGCAATTAACATATTCTCCTCAGGAGGGAGAGGCTACTGCGTTTAAGGAATTGATTGGGACATTGTATCTTCCAAAAGAGCTAGACAAAATCCTCTGGTTCATGGGAGCGTTATTCACGAACAAGATGTACAAGATTGAGAAGTTCATGTATTTGTATGGTTCGAAAGGTAGCGGTAAGGGAACAGTCCTAAAAATATTCCGAATGCTGTTTGAAGATTATTGTGGAACGATTGATTTGAAATTGCTCACGAGTGCTGACCAATTTGCAACAGGACAAATTCAAGAGGTTCCATTATTGATTGACGAGGATACGGACATCAGTCATATTTATAACGATACTCCGTTGTTGAAACTGACTTCGCATGAAACCATTTCAGTCAACAAGAAATTCAAAGAGCCTTATGACGTTAAATTTATTGGGTTGTTAATTACAGCCTCAAACCAACGATACAAAGTTCGTAACGTAGACTCTGGTATTACTCGAAGAGCTATTGTTGTGAACCCAAGTGGACAGAAGGTTAGTCATACGAGATATAATCAGTTGATGAGTCAGATTAAGTATGAGCTGCCTTATATTGCTCACATGGCTATATCTAGGTTTGAAGAATTAGGATTTGATTATTATGACGATTATTTCGACGTAGACATGGCAGAACAGACTGACCATATCTTTGACTTCATTCGCAGCAATGCAATCCATATGCAAAACGGTATTACACTGAAACAAATCAGTGAGTTATATCGTGAGTATCTGGAAGACATGGGATGGAAGACAGACGGATATAAGGCAACTATCAAACGCGAAGCACTTCGATATTTTGATACGATGCTGAAGGACAGTCATGTTGATGGCACACGCGTAAATAATTATTTTAAAGGGTTTAGGTGGAACATCGCATTTCCTGAAGGAGTCGTTGGTACGACGAAAGCAGATGATACTGTTGTTCCTGACAATTGGTTGGAGTTCGACCACCATAATGAGGTCTTTAATAAACTCGCAGCAGAATATCCAGCACAACCAGCTTTAAGAAATGGAAACCCATCAGAAAAATGGGATAATGTCGTGACTAAGCTGTCGGATATTCAGACAAACAAATTACACTGGGTCAAGGTCCCACTCAATCATGTTATTCTTGATTTTGATTTGAAGGATGAGAATGGTAACAAGAATTTGGAGTTGAACAAAGAAGCAGCTTCTAAATTTCCACCGACTTATGCTGAGGTCTCTAAATCAGGACAAGGGATTCACTTGCATTATATTTACGATGGTAACGTGAATGAGTTGGATAATTTGGTCGAAAAGAATATTGAAATCAAAGTGTATCGAGGTAAGTCCTCTTTACGACGAATTGATAAAGCATCTAACAACCTCCAGCTATCTCATATTTCGTCGGGCTTACCGTTGAAGGAGAAGAAGGATAGAGAGATGTACGACCAGATCAAAGAAATCACATATACGGAAAAGACGCTCCGTAATTTTGTAAAGCGTCAACTAGGAATGATTGAAGGTAAAGAACCTAGTCATCCGAATACAAAACCAACAATTGATTTTATTGCTCATGAAATTCAGAAGGCAGCTGACATGGGACTCGAGTATGATATTACAGACTTGCGTCATGCTGTATTTATGAGAGCCATTCGTTCTACGAACAATAAGGATTACTGTCTTGCTGTATTCCAACAAATTCCATGGTCAACCATGAGAGACGATGAAGGGAAGACGGAAGCGAAGCTCACGAACTTCACAAAGATATATCCGAAAGAAGAATTAGTGTTCTTCGATATCGAGGTGTATCCGAATTTATTTGTTGTGGTCTGGAAGAAGTATCATGAAGATGAGTTCACTCGTTGGATTAACCCAACGCCAGATCAGATTGAATATTTGATGACATTCCCTCTGGTTGGATTTAACAACCGTCGATACGATAACCATATTCTGTATGCACGTTTGCTCGGTTCAAACAACATGGAATTATTTACTCAGTCGCATCGTATCATCAACGAGAAGAATGCGAAGAGTGGAATGTACGCTGCAGCTTACGAATTAAGCTACACGGATATTTATGAATACTCTCAGAAGAAACAGTCACTTAAACGTTGGGAAGTTGATTTAGGTATCAAACACGTCGAAATGGAAATCCCTTGGGATAAACCCGTGCCTGACGAATTAATTGATACAGTCGTTGAGTACTGCGTCAATGATGTGGATGCAACCGAGAAATTATTCGATGCGATATATGCGGACTATGTTGCTCGAGAAATCTTGGCCACAATTGCCAAAGGCTCGATGAATGCAACGAACAACCAACTCACTGCCAAGTTTATATTTGGTGATGACCCTCGTCCGCAAGACAAGTTTAACTATGTTAAGCTCGCAAGTATATTCCCTGGTTATGAATACAAGTTCGGTAAATCGACTTACCGTGGATTCGAAACTGGTGAAGGCGGATTTGTATACGCTGAGCCTGGAGTGTATGAAAATATTGCTCTAGAAGATGTTGAGTCTATGCATCCGAACTCACTAGTTAACATGAACTATTTCGGACCGTATACTCAAAGGTATGCTGACTTATTGAAGGTCCGTGTTTTATTGAAACATAATAAGATCAATGAAGTTAAACAAATGTTTGATGGCGTCTTGGCTCCGTTCCTTGATAACCCTGAATATTTGAAACCATTGGTTACTGCATTGAAGATTGTTATTAACTCTGTTTACGGAATGACCTCTGCTAAGTTTGATAATAAATTCAAACACCCAGATAATATTGATAATATTGTCGCAAAACGTGGAGCGTTATTTATGGTCGACTTGAAATTTGCTGTCGAAGAACAAGGATACAAAGTCTGTCATATCAAGACCGACTCCGTGAAAGTTCCAAATGCAGATGAGAAGATTATTAAGTTCATTGAAGACTTCGGTGCGCGACCAGAATATAATTACAAATTTGTTCATGAGCATACGTACAAACGAATGGCGTTAATTAACAACGCGGTTTATATTGCACAGCTCGAAGATGACAGTTGGTCTCCTGTTGGAGCAGAGTATGCGAATACATATTTACTTAAACGGGTTTGGACCAAAGAAGAATTAGTTGATAGAGATTTCTTTATCACCAAACAATCCAAAGGCCATATTTACCTTGGTGATGAGTTCGTTGGTAAGGTCGGTTCTATTTATGCGTCCAAGTCTGGAGCAGAATGTATGTGGACCGAAGATGATGAGAACTTTAAATCTGTCACTGGAACAAAAGGATATTTGTTTAAACAGACAGATCAGTTCGATATTGAAGACGTTGACTTCGCTTACTATGATAAAGTAGCAATCAATGGATTGAAAAAAATAATGAAGGTTGGAGATATTACGAAGATTGTAGACGATATGCCTAAAGATTATATTGACGCTCTTGAATTACAAGAGGCATATTCTCCAACAGCTATTAGTATTAATCACGGAACTCTGAAAATTAAGACGCCAGAGTCCGTATAATCTCATGTTAGAAAACCTCACGCAGGAATTCCATGGCACATAATAGAGAGGAAGAACAAAATTCTTGAAATTTTGCGCCTCTCTTTATTTTTTGTGGAAAAAGTCAGACATACGTCAGAATAGAAAGGACAACACTATGACACAGATCACACAAATTTCAGATTCGCAAATCATCCTTGAGGATGTTCAATTCGTATTCGCTCGCAACTTCTCTGGCCGTCCGGAAAAGTATAATCGAGTTGGTGACCGTTATTTTAACGTCGCTGTAAAACCAGAAGATGTAGACTTACTTCAACAGTATGGTATCAATGTGAAACTATACGAACCAAAAGCAACTACACCTGAACAAGAATTGAAAATGCAAGAAAACCCAGATATGTACACGCCAACATATTTCTTCAAGGTTCGTGTTTACACACAATTCAGTATGCCATCAGTAGCAATCATTTATGATGACGGTTCTCTTGGAACTGATGACCTTGTTGAATCTCATGAACGTACATATTTGACAAACGAAGACCAACTGTCAATGTTGGATGACATGGAAATTGCAGCTTGTGATATGACGATTGCTCGTCGTGACCCAAGCCCAGATGGACAATACGCTCGTCTTAACCTTAAGAATGCATATATTCATGTAGTGGATAATCCACTACGACGTAAATATGGTTTCTAATAACGGGTATGAGATAGAGCTTTATGATTACCAGCGTAAAGCCATAAATAGATTACATAATGGATCCGTGCTATGTGGAAAGGTTGGGTCAGGTAAATCCCTGACTGGCCTTTTCTATTATTTGGAAAATCATAGAGACTTACCTCTGTATATTATCACAGTAGCTAAAAAGCGAAACGATAAAGAGTGGCACCGAGACTTAGAGATGCTCGGTATTGAAGGTGTTGTTGATTCATGGAATAATATTACAAAGTATCTTGATGTTAAAGACGCTTTCTTTTTATTTGATGAACAACGAGCAATTGGTTATGGTTCATGGGGCACATCTTTTATTAAGATTGCTCGAAGAAACAAATGGATCATGCTAACAGCAACACCAGGCGATGTGTGGATGGATTGGATGTGTATATTCTTAGCGAACAACTTCTACCGAAACAAAACCGATTTCGTTGATAGACACGTTGAGTACAATCCATATTCTAAGTTCCCTCAGATCAAACGATATCATGAGACAGATCGTCTTGAACGATTGAGACAACATATTGCTGTCCCAATGCAAGACTTCAGAATTACTAGAACACACAGACAATATATTAATGCTTCATTCGATAAGGATTTGTATAAACAAGTGACTGATACTCGGTTCAATCCATTTACGGAAGAACCTATCATGAACGCTTCTGAATTTACACAAGTCTTACGTCGTATTGTTAATACAAGCGACCGTCGACGCGAGAATGTTAAACAACAAATCATGACTCGTGATAGAATCATTATATTTTACAACTACACCTATGAGCTTGATATTCTCAAAGAGATTTGTCAAGAATTAAATAGGGCATTTTATCAGTGGAACGGTCAAAAGCACGAAACAATTCCAAATGCTGAAACGTGGGTATATTTAGTGCAATACACCGCAGGCGCCGAGGGATGGAACTGTATTACGACAGATACAATCTTATTTTATTCATTGAACTACTCCTACCGAATCATGGAACAATCCGAAGGTCGCATAAACCGAGTGAATACCTCCTTTAAAGATCTGTATTACATATATTTGAAATCCCCGGCATCCATTGATGATGCTATCGCTAGATCCATATCTAGCAAAAAGAAATTTAACGAAAGGAATTGGGTAGAACAAACATGTCCAAACTTGAGAGAGATTTTCAACGAACATTGATTCAGGATATTTATGGACGTTTTCCTGATGCAATCGTTAAAAAGAATGACTCTGGTCATATTCAAGGTATCCCCGACTTGTCTGTAGACATTGGGGCATATTCTTACCACTTGGAAGTTAAGAGAAGTGCGAACGCACCATATCGACCAAACCAAGAATTTTATTTGGAAAAGTATAACAAAGCTGGTGGATGGGCTCGAACCATATATCCTGAGAACAAGGAGTTAGTATTAGATGAAATGGAACAGACACATCGAGTACGAAGGTAAGCATTCATTTCTTAGCGCTAGCCAATGCCATTGGTTACACTACACACCAGAGAAATTGGTAGAGCGATTTGAGAATGAAAAAGCTAAGCAAAGAGGTACTGAGTTACACGAATTTGCAAGTCACGCGATTAATCATAGAATTCGCTTATTGCCAGGACACACACATCCTGCAGTCGCGAATTTTGTTAATGACGCAATCGGCTATCATATGGATAGTGAAGTATTGTTATTTTACAGTCCGTATGCTTTTGGCACAGCTGATGCGATTCGTTATGAACCTCCTAAAAAAGATAATCCGAGAGGATTTTTAAGAATACATGATTTAAAAACAGGAGTTACCAAACCAAAGATGGAACAACTTCTCGTGTATGCTGCATATTTCTGTTTAGAGTATAATGTCGCACCTGAGAAAACTGATTTTGAATTGCGTATTTATCAAGGCGAAAACATTGAAACATATATTCCAGAAGCTGAAGATGTTTATGATGTTTATCACACAATAAAAGAATTCTCAGGAATACTTGAGAACAAACCTAAATAGAAAGGACCATATTTGTAATGGATTTACAAGAAGCTTATGAGGATATTCTCTTACACCGAGGAACTCCTCACCAAGGTAATGTTCCACACAGTGGACGATATACGTGGGGTTCTGGTGAGAATGCATATCAACGGGCTACTTCATGGTCCGATAAGGTTGCAAAATATAGGAAGGATGGTTTAAGTGATACTCAAATTTCAATGAAACTTGGTATTACAACAACTGAATTCCGTTCTCGTAATAATATTGCTAAACAAGAAATTCGTTTACACAATATTTCCAGAATTCAAGAGCTTGCAGATCAGGGATTAGGTTCTATTGAGATATCTCGTAGAACTGGTATTCCTGAATCTACAGTTCGTATGAACATGGATGCTTCAGTCAAACAGAAAGTCAATCGTATGGAACAAGTTAAATCTGATTTGAAAGATTTAATTAAAGAGAATCCATATTTGGACGTAGGTTTGGGAGCAGCACAACAACTCGGAATCAATGAGAACATGCTTAAACGTGCAGTTCAACAATTAGAGTCCGATGGATATCACATGCATAAAGTTTATGTTAAGAATGCTACCAATGATGATCACTGGGTTGAGATGAAAGTCTTGACTAAAGAATCAAATCCGGATATTGTTCGTGAACATAAGCATGAAATCAAACCTCCGAATATTTATAAGACTGAAGATGGTCATACTAAATTAGGTTTGAAACCAATTGAACATATTGATTGGAAGCGTGTTGATATTCGCTATGCCGAACAAGGTGGTACCGATAAAGATGGTGTTATGGAAATTCGTCCGGGAGCAAAAGGTTTAGATCTAGATGGCTCTCGTTATGCCCAAGTTCGTATTGGTGTGGGTGGAACACATTATCTTAAAGGTATGGCAGTTTATGGTGACCCTAAGGATTTCCCTAAAGGCGTCGACATCATATTCAACACCAACAAACATCAAGGAACAACCAAACAAGATGTTCTCAAGAAACTTAAAGATGATCCTGATAATCCATTTGGTGCACAAATCAAACCGAATGGACAGAAAGGCGCTATCAATAAAGTTAATGAGGAAGGTGACTGGGGAACTTGGTCTAAGACTTTATCTTCTCAGTTTGTTTCTAAACAACCACCAGCTCTTGTTAAGGGAAGAATCCAAGCCACTTATGATAAACTACAAAAAGAGTTTAATGAAATTAATAATCTCACAAACCCTGTAGTTAAACGAGTAATGATGCAAGACTTTGCTGATGGACTTACAACCAAACGTCATAATTTGAAACTTGTTGGTTTCGATAGAATGAAAGGTCAAGTCTTATTACCTTTATCTGGTATTAAAGCAAATGAAATCTATGCTCCAAACTTTAAGAATGGTGAGAAGGTTGTTCTTGTTCGTTATCCTCATGGTGGTATTTTCGAATTACCAGAATTAACTGTTAATAATAAACTTGGTAATGGCGCAGCTAAATTTATGAAGGGTGCAAAAGATGCAGTCGGTATTGATTCATCTGTTGCAAGTAAATTATCTGGTGCCGACTTTGATGGCGACACAGTTATGGTTATTCCTAATAATAAAAACGGAATTAAAACTAGTCGCTCATTAAAAGAATTAAAGAACTTTGATACAAAAGAATATTGGTCTCCTAATGAAAAGTTATTACCTCGTGATTCAAAAGGTAACT